TCTAATAATTATGAAGCTATTTTTCATTGTGGAAGTTCAATCAAAGTTGTTCCCAGTTCTGAGAGTAGTCGGGGAAATAGGGCCAACTTTATCCTAATTGAAGAATCTCGCTTAGTTTCTAAAGAAGTTCTTGAAGCTATTATAAAGCCGTTTTTGGAAGTTAGAAACCCTCCATATAGAAATAAACCTGAATATGCTCAAGATAGCGAGCTAAAAGAAGAGGGTCGTATTTCATATATTACTTCTGCGTGGTTCTCAGCGGAATATTGGTTTAATTATGTCAAGTCTTGTGTCAATAGAATGGTGATGGGAGATGAAACCGCTAACTTTTTAGCTTTTGATTATCTTATTACTTTGTTTCATAACATCAAAACAGAGCAAATGCTCAAGAATGAAATGGATGATGCTGACGCTGTGACAGTTCAGATGGAATACTTGAATATACCTTCAGGTAGTAGTGGTAAGAGTTATTTTAAGCCGCAGCTATTTGAACGTAAATTGAAGCAAGCATTCTATCCACAAAATATAGAGAATTATGATCCAAAGCATAACCCATATGCAATAAAGAAAGTTGATGGAGAAATACGATTTGTTTGTGTTGATGTTGCTACAAGAGCAAATAAAATAAATGACAATTCTATTATTTCTTGCATTCGATGTGTGCCACTAATGGGTAGAGGATATGAACGTTATCTACTTTATATGGAAAGTCATAAAGGACAGGATGTTGGTGTTCAAGCAAAAAGAGTAAAAGAAATTTTTTATGATTTTGATGCCAATTATATTGTACTTGATCTTCAGCAAGCGGGAATCGGCGTATTCAACTCTCTTAGTGAACCAACTCTTTGCGAAGATAGGGGAATAACTTATCCTGCTTTAACAGTTGTTGATGAATTGTTTGATTGTGTCAAACAAGATGTTAGAGAAGAACTTAGAAGTAATCATACTCGTGGTATAAATGCCTTGCCTGTAATCTTTCCAATTTCTGCAAGCCAAAGCTTGAATAGTCAAATTGCTACAACACTTAGAGTTTCATTACAAAAGAAGTTATGGAAATTCTTGATTGCTGATGGCGAAGCAGAAGAATATCTGATTAAGAGCGTAAAAGATTTTACTAAAAACGCTAACGATTCGGAAGTTACGGCTAGATATTTGATGCCTTACGTGCAAACAGGACTATTTATTGGAGAATGTATCAACTTGGATATGTCCTTAGTTAATGGTATGTTAAAACTTACAGAAAAAACTGGATGTTACAAAGACAGATACAGTTGTGTAAGTTATGGTAACTGGATTATTTCAAGTGAGTTTGATAAAGAATTATTGACGCAGGAAGATACGCAAGACGAAAGATCCATTTTATTAGGAATGACACAAATTTACTAAAATCACTTGACAAATATTCAATATTGTGATATGATTAATTTAAGGCGGATAGGGCAATCCTCATGAAATTGCTTGAAAGTTTATAATTCCGAATAAATTTCCGCCTTATTTAATGAATCGGATGGTTCCTGACGGAAAGGAATAAGTATATATGAAAAAATTATCTTTTGAATTCATAAAAGAAGTGATTGAATCCAAGGGTTGTAAATTGATTTCAAATGAATATACTGGCTATAGCGATAAAATTGAAATATTATTTTCTTGCGGTCATAGTGATTTTAAGACTTTTGAAAACTTCAAAAAAGGTCCGTCTTTGTGCAAAAAATGTTTAGGGATTAAAAAATTAACGTTGGAAGAAGTAGAAGAATATTTATTAAAGTGTGGATATTATCTAGAAAATAGACTAGATTATAGAAATGGAAGAGAAAAGGTTTCTTTTTATGATCTAGACGGATATAAATATTATTATTGCTTCAATTTAGTTAAGTCTTCAATAGTTAGTGAAAAATATAAAGTAGGTAAATTTGGGATTGAAAATATTTACGCTTTTGAGAATATAAAGAATTGGATCAGAAATACTGATAAAACTTACAATGTTGATTGTGAAGAATTTAAAGGATCTCATACTAGAAATATAGGTGTAACGTGTACTATTTGTAATAATAATTGGTATACTAGTTGGCATGAAATATATGCTGGAAAAGGATGTCCTGTCTGTGCCATAAGAATAAATGGAGAAAGAAGCCAAGTGAGAAATGTCTCAGATGATAATAACTTAAAGAATCTATACCCGATTATTGCACAAGATTGGGACTATTCTAAAAATTCTAGATATCCAGAAAAATGTACTTCAAATAGCACTTATAAAGCGTTTTGGAAATGCTTCAAATGCAACTATGAATGGAAATCAACTATTTGGTCTAGAACGCATGGCTCCAGATGTCCTTCATGTTCCACTTTATCTAAGGGTGAAGATAAAATTGAAAATTATTTAAAGTTAAATAATATACGATATACTAAGCAATATAGAACTTATGAATGCATAAACAAAAATCCATTGCCATTTGATTTTGCTATTTGGATCAATAACTTATTTTATTTATTAGAATATCAAGGATCTATTCATTTCATTCCTGTTGAGATATTCGGTGGAGAAGAACAATTGATAGAGGTTAAAAAAAGAGATAAAATAAAAAAAGAATACTGTTTAAATAATAATGTTTCTTTTATTGAGATAAATTATTTGGATTTTGATAATATTGAAAATATTTTAGAGAAGGAACTTAAAATCCAAATAAAGGAGGAGGCAATTTGAATGAAAAAGAAGATGAATTAAGTAGTGAAGAAACATGGAATATTCTTTCTTTTGCTGATGGATTGATGGGAAATGGGGTATTTCAAAATGCCACAACTCCCTATTTGATTTCGCAAAGAATGAAAGAGATAACTCTCAATCCTTTGCAAGCAACCGAATCGACTCTTAATCGTGCTTTACAGTCACCAAAAGAGTCTGAAGTAATTTTGCAAGCATTTTCTCAAGATTTTGAAATACAATCACAAGTATATAAAAAATTACTTGCGTATCTCGGAAATATGCTTTCTTTCGATTTGACTTATAATTGCACAAATATAAAAACCTCGGCTGAGTATAAATCACCAAAATATCAAAAAGATTTAGATATTGTAAAATCATTTATGGATCGTTTTGATTATAAAAGCGAATTTGGCACAGTTGTAAAGCAAATGCTTAGAAATGAAGCTTATTTTTGCGCTCCTCGTTTCGATATGGATAAAATAGTGTTGCAAGAATTACCGTCTAGTCCTACTTATACGATGATTACTGGCAGATGGGATTATGGATTATTGTTTTCATTTAATATGTACTGGTTTATTTTACCTGGAGTAGATCTGGACTTATATCCAGATTTTCTAAAAAATAAGGCAAGTGAATTTTGGAAACAATCAGGAGTCAACAAATATAATCCTGGACTTTCTTCAGACACGAGAGGAAGTTCTGCTTGGGTTTATTGGCAAGATATTCCTGCGACAGAGGGGTGGGTTTTCAAAAAAACTCCTGAAATTATAACAAGAACCCCTCCGTTCAGCGGTGTATTTCTTGATTTAATTCAACAACCATTAATGAGAGCTTTACAAAAGAATATTAATATGAGTGTTGCTTCAAGATTAATTATGGGTCAAGTTGGTAAATTAAAAGATGCTAATGCAAAATTAAAAGATCAATTTGACATTAATCCAAAGTTACTGGGAGAATTCTTATCTTTAGTAAAATCTGGCGTAGGAGAAAGCATTCGAGTAGCCGCTGCACCACTTGATAATATTCAAAATATTTCTTTTCCTGCGGAAAATGATTTATACAGCAAGTTCTTACGCACAAGTCTAGCTTCCACGGGGGTTAATACCTCGCTTATATTCACAAGTGACGTTAGACCTAACCAGATGGAAAGTCAACTTTCGCTTAATGTTGAGGAAATGGAAATGGAATCGCTTTATGGGCAGTTCAACAACTTCCTCAACTACCATGTCAACCGCCTAACTTCTAAATATAAGTTCAATTTTGCATTTGAAGGGACTAACTTTTTCACAGATCGTCAACGTAGACTTGAAACTCAAACTACTTTGATGACCAATGGAATTGTTATGCCACAGAAAATTGCTGCCGCAATTGGAATGTCTCCTTTTGCCATGCAAGCACAAATGGAAGAAGCTAAAGCCATGGGATTTGTTGATGGTTTAACACCCATTGTTTCTGCTTTCCAGCAAAGTGGTGATAGTGCAAGTGCGGGAAGACCTGCTAAGAAAGATGCTGAATTATCTGACAGTGGAGATCAACAAAAAAGTAATGGTTCAAATATTGCCCGTGGGGGTAAGTCTAAGTAACAAATTCAATAATCTATTCTAATTTTTTAATAGGAATTCTTTAGGGAGTTCCAAGGAGATGTATATGGCCGCTAAAATGACTACTGCTAATAAAACAAAACTGAATCGCATGAATAAGGCTGCGCAGAATGTGAATCTTGGCACAATGCTCCAGAATATGGGAGCTATTTCGACTGGTTCCTTCACCGTTACTGCTGCCCAAATGAACGCTTCCCTAGTGGAAGTTCCAACTGGTTTGGCTTCAGTTGGTGGATTCATTGCTCAGGGGCTTCGCTCTGGATCGCCCTTGAATATTAAGACTACTTCTGGTTCCGTTGCTGGTAGTTTTATTGTTCAGAATACTAACATTGTGACCACTGTTGCTGGTGGTTCTATTGTTCAGACTGGCGATGTTGTCAATTACGTTGCGTTCGCGTAATCTATAAATAAAGCAAGTAATAACTACAATTTCTGAATTTGTTCTATTGTTCTTCGTCTATATGCATGGTATGTTACCATGCCAAGGATAATATTATGTCTATTATTTTAATCATATTGGTTTTAGCGTTAATAGGTTTCATTCTTTACCTAGTTGAAAAATATATCCCCATGGACCCGCAAATTAGAACTATTATTCGAATTGTTGTAATTATATGCGTTATAATCTGGCTACTGAATGTCTTTGGACTTTGGGCTTTGATTTTAGCTGCAAAAATCTAAATAATAATAAAGGAGCATGACACATGAAATTAAGTCAAGAATTAAACGATGCTCTAAATCAGCAAATTTTGATCGAGTTAAGAAATCAGAATAAATATATGCAAGTTCAATCTTATTTTGAGGATCTTCAACTCAAGCATCTTGCCGACTTCTTCAAGGAGCAATCCAGTGGAGAAAATGGTCATGCTAATCTTTTTATGGATCACATTAATGATCGCAATGGTGGTAAAGTTACTCTAGGAGAAGTTGCTTCTCCTAGAGTTGATTTTACAGATATTGCTAGTGTTGCTGATTTTTATGAGTTGACGGAACAACAGACAACAGAAAGTATCGAATCTCTTTATGAATTAGCCTTTGAGGAAAAGTCGTTTATTGATTTGCCATTTTTACAAAAAATGCTCGAAGAGCAGGTTGAGGAAGAAGATACTTCTCAAAGAGTTTCTCTTAATCTAAGAATGGTAAAAGATATTGTTCTGTTTGATGCTACTTTTGAAGGATAAAATGATTATTAATCCTAAGTCTTTGAATCGTAATTTTTACATTTGTAATAAATTTATTGCTGATTATTTAGTGCATAAGAAAGATCAGATTATACTCTCAATCGTTGACAATAAATATTATTTCAGTAAAAGTGCGAGTAAACAAGTTCCCGCCTGGATGAAAGTTATTAATTTTTAGATAGGTTTCGACCTCTCTTTAAAGGAGGTAAATATTGAGCGATAATAAGTTTATTACATTTGATGTTGAATCTGCT